GCATTGCACCTTCTTGTCCTTTTCAACGAGTGAGATGAATTCTTTGTACATTGGCAAGTCCTTTGCTTTTGTTCGCAGTTGGTTGAATCTGCGGTAGTCAATTATTTTCATTTAGTTCTTGTATTATTTCAAAAAGTTGATATGCGATTTGTGGAACTATGGCATTGCCGTATCCTTTGATGGATTCTGCTCTCCACTTTGAAAAGGTGATGCCGTCCAGTTCGGTGGGAAGCCCATCATCTCCGCCACAAATCGGGGATTGAGATGGGAAGTCCCTCCACCAACTTTGTGTGCTATCTGCTCCGCTAAATTGCTGTTCTCTGCGTTCACTTTGTTGTGGCGTTTCAAACTGTCCATTGTCATACCTGATCTCAGTCCGTCCGATGCACTTGGGGTCAGTAGGAATCTGCTTAATGTCACCGAGTGCATACTCCCCTCCTTGACTTGTGTTGACTTCATTGTTGCCGTTGCGTTCGTTGAATCCATTGCCGTTGGTGTTGGCAACATTCCCAATTTCATCATAGTTGATAAGCAGTCTATTTTTCCCTGTTCTATTCTCTTGTGGCTGTTTCCGTCGCTCTTTACTCTGGGTGTTGGTAGCATTATTGGATTTATTTTTATTGCCTGACCATTCACACATCTCTTCAATCCGTCTTGCAGAATTGTAGGCAATAAACCAGCATCTAAGTCTTTGGTGCGGTGCGTTTTTGGCTGCAGCTGGAATAATAAACGGCTGAACTTCGTACCCTTCATTTTCCAAGTCAAGGCACACCTGCTCGAATACCAATCCGCCATCAATATTCGTGATACCAAAGACATTTTCTGCGATGACGAATTTGGGTTTAATCTCTTGTATTGCTCTAAGCATCTCGCCCCACAAGTAGCGTTCATCATCTGTGCCTTTTCTTTTCCCGGCAAGGCTGAAGGGTTGGCAAGGGAATCCTCCAGTAAGAATGTCAATTTTGTTTGCATATTTTTTGAAATCAGTTTTACATATATCAATGTGACTATCCGCATTCGGGAAGTGATAGTCCAATACTTTTCGTGGGAACTCCATCCATTCGCAATGAAATACATTCTCCCATCCCATCCATTCGGCAGCGAGATCAAACCCACCTATTCCGCTAAACAATGAACCGTGTCTCATAGGCGTTCCTTGTACATTGTTCTATTGCCAATATAATTGGTTAAAATTATACCACATTCCCCGTGCCTATTTTTAGAGATAATCAATTCGGCATCTTCAATTTCCGGTTGTACACTTTCGTATTTGGCTGGTCGGAAAGGAAACATAACAACATCGGCATCTTGTTCAATACTTCCACTCTCTCGAATGTCGGATAACATCGGTCTTTTGTCTGCTCTGTCTTCAGGCTTTCGTGATAACTGAGCCAACACAATCACAGTGATCTGCAATTCCTTTGCTAACAATTTCAAACCCCTTGAGATTTCAGCAATCTCTTGCTCTCTGTTTTGCTTACTACCTTTCATTAACTGGATGTAGTCAATCACAAGTAAGTCCAAACCATACTTCGCTTTATGCGTTTTGGCTTTGGCTTTTACTTGCTGAATAGATGCGTTTGGTTCTTCATCCACAAAGAATTCCACTTGACTTCTGTTTACAGAATCACATAAATAAACAAGCTCATTTTCTTTCAATGTCGCATTGCGAATCTTCCAGTTTACAATGTCTGTGATCAATGAGAAATATCTTTTAGCCAATTGCTCTGCACTCATTTCCAAACTGATAATTAAACCCTTACCACCTAACTTCCCAAAATCATAAATCAACGACAATGCAAGTGCAGTTTTACCCATACCTGGTCTCGCTGCCATAACAATCAAATCACCGGCATTCCAACCTCCCAACATTTTATCAAGCAATGTCCACCCCGTTCTTTTCCCCGTGATTGCTTCGCCACGGCTTATGGCTTCGCTTATGTTGTCCAATGCTTTTGCACTCACCTTATGTATTGAAACTGGATCGTGTATGCTTGTGAACCTTGTGTTGTCTATTGCAGTTTGTGTGTAATCCAATAACTCCTTTAAACTTTTGGTCAAATCAATCTTACCCAGTTGTTCCACAAATTGTTTATGTAAAAACTTTTGTTCTAACCTCGGAAGATACTCGCTCAAATTTGCCACATTGGACACATTTTGTCCAATCATAATGACTTGCATTCGATCCGCTTTGGCGTATCCATCGGTTAAACTCATGTAATCTATTGGTTCATTATCAAAGTACTTCTCTTGCATACGCTTAATCACTTTGCGATGCAGTGGTAATTCAAACCAATCGGCTTTCATTCTTGGTAACAACACCCTTGTTTGTTCATAAAACAACAGTTGTCCCAAAATGTAATCTTCTAATTGCTCATTCATAATCTGACAAATTAATTACTTTTAATACTGGGGCTTCTGTTTTTGGTGCAGTTTTTTTATCATCTTCCCAATTCCTCACCGCTGCCTTCCAGTCCTTCATTTTGTTTTTACCTACCATCCATCCCTTTGATTCATAAAAGTTGTGGAAACGACTTGCATAGTTGCTCATTCCTCTTTCTTTCATATACTCCTCTACTTGTTCAATGGTTGGTTTTTGGAATGACGTTATCTTTTTATTTTTAATTACATTTTCATTTTCATTTTCCATATGTTGAACATATGTTTTAGATATGTCAATCATATCTTCTTTCTTTTTACGATTATTCCTTCTTGATTCCGAATAAGCCTTTCTCTTTTCAATCTCCTCTTTCAATCTCTCGTTGTAGAACTTGCCATCATTGTCTTTCTTGAATTTGCTAAATATATCTTCATCATATGTTCCACATATCTGCAACATATCTTTTTCTATCATATGCCCTTTTTGATGCTGGATGCAAAGCAAAGTGATAAACTTGCCTTTTTGTTCCATTGACATCAGCAAAGTACCAGTCAAGAAATCCGATGAGTAAAATAAGAATGCCGGATCTTTGCTCATACTAATTAAGATTAATTTGTTGTTCGATTGAATTGCGTATTTCAATCAGGTTGTTTGTCGTTGCCCATCGTTTTGTTGGTAGGTGTTCATCCAACATCATTTTGGCGTTTTCAATTAGGAAATCATAAGTAAAATAATACTCACCATTTCGGTAGATTTTAATCACTACCCATTTCGATTCAATTCGTGTTTTTGTTTCAAATTTCATAAATAAAAAAACCCCATCAAAAATATCGCAGTCAGATTGCAATAAATTCAACGGGGTAAAAGTGGTTAAAGTATCGAGATATCTGACATCTCACTTAACCTTACAAAGATAATCAATCACACATCATATCCCAATTCTTTTTTCACTTTTGATTGGTGTTTTTGTCGCAGCTCATAGGTCGCACCTCTCAATTCGGGATCATCTAACTGCAACCGTTGACGGCATCTGCGGATGGTTTCCGCTGGTGTTAACTTGCCTGATTCCAAACGATGGAAGAAGTTAAACAAATTGGATTCTCTTCGCCAAATCATTGACATCAAAAGGTTGTCATTGTCTCTTGTTTGTGGATATTGCTCCAGCAATTTCAACACAAGTTCTTTGGTTACATTCATACGGTTTGTTGTTGATAGATTTTTTTAGCATTGGCAAACCCGGCATTGTATGCGAGTTGTTGTTCCATTTTCTCCAGTTGCTTGAAGTTGAAGATCAGGTGTGGGCTGATATCCAAATCGGGGAACTCCGTGCGTAGGTGTTCAACCAAGCGGTCAATTGGTGTTTTCATTTTCTGCCTTGATTATTTCTTGAATCTGTTGTGAGATGGCTTTGATTAAACTGATGATATTAAGATCGTGTGTGATGGTCTTGATGTCTTCAAGTTCTATCTCTGTGTTTCTATGTTTAACCCTGATTTTCATTGCTCACCTCCTCCGTAGGTTTGTTCGTAGTATTGTTCACCAGTTATTGGTAGTGTACTTTCAGGATAATCAATTCCATGAACTGTTCCTTTATTGTATGCAGTTTCAATTCTTTTCTTCTCCATTTCTTTGGCTTGTTCAAGTATTTCTTTCATACTTAAATTTGGTTTCAACACTTCTTGTTCTAACCACTCCACCACCGTCTGTTGTTTATTGTTTGTCATTTCCGTTTAGAATTAACTCGTGAAGAACTTTCAACCAATAGTATTTGCTTACTTCTGTGCAATGATCAAGTATTTCATATACTGCAACTCTCGCACATTTGATTGCATCGTCTTCCGATAGTGAATGAATCATATCAAAATCTCCATCTACCAATTCAACCGTTTCCGCATTGATGGTGTAAAATTTGGCGATAAGCTCTTCGGCTTTTTCTTTGGGTGTTATATCTGTTTTCATTGTCTGTCTATGAATTCTGCGTAATCTCGTGCATCTTTTTCCGTTTCAAATGTGGCGAGTAATTCTCCAGCGAAGTAAACTCTCCACTTGCAAATGGAATTAATTGTTGCTTTCACTACCCTTGCTTTTACCATTTTTTAAATCTGTAAATTGGTTCTTGAAAGTTTGCAACTTGTCTTCCAGTTCTGCAATCCGTTTCTCGCTCATCATCTTCGCTTGGTTCAAATCATCCTTGCCTTGCTGGATGGTTGACCGGATCGTCAAGATTTCAGTTTCTAAATCCCAAATTTGCCGATTGCGTTGGTTGACCTCTTCTTGAAGTTCATCGGTTGCTTTTTCTAAATACCATAACCGGTAAATGAGAAGGGCGAAGACCGCTGCCGAGATTAAGTAAGTTATCATTTTGCTTTTCCTTTGTAGAATTTGTGATTGAAAATGGCTTGACTGAATTGGTCAAACTCTGGTTTGTACTCGTCCCTTTCAAACTGGTATGGTTTGGCTTCAGGAAGTTCTTTGTTCATTGCTTTCTTAATGCAATGGATAGAGTAACCCACCGCAAAAACGATGGGTGTTAAAACGATTGGATAAATTATGTCAAGTGCCATAGTTGTAAATAAAGGGAGCAATTAAGCTCCCTGAAAGTTGCTGATTAAAACTTCGGGAAAGTGACAGTTCACTTTTTTCAAAGTCATAAATGACCAAAAAATCTTGGCTTCTTTTTGAAGTTGAGCCAAAGTTACATTCTTGCCAAATTTGGCAGATACCAAAGAGTTGAACTTCTCTTGAAGTTGAACTTCTAAACCGGGGATAAAAGAAGAAGAATTCATAGCCGTGTGATTCATTGATTCAAACTAACAACATTCTTTTCACTTATGCAAATTTATTTGCTGATTGGCTTTGTGAATGAACGATTTATTTTGTGATTGACAAAAATAGTTCCCCAGCGTAGGTCAATTTCTCATCAATGATTTCTTGGATGTCCTCTTCCAAAGTGATGAGAGTGGTTGTGAGCTTCTTGCCTATGGGCATTCGGGGATCATAACTGACAAACAAACCTTCTTCCAATCCGGTTGCAATCATCCCCATTTGCATCTGCCAAAAATACTCCGTGCGTTTGCTCTTCAACTGATCATTGTTTTGGATGAAGAAGTTTTGAAGGTGGTTGCCTGAATTGAACGGACATTTGATTTCTACCAACTGCCCACCAAGTGCATCAGGTGAATACCCACCCCATTCACCATAGGTGATAAAGGTGTATGTCTCTGCCCCGTAGTATGTGAAGAAATCATCGGTTTGTTGTGAGAAATAGTGGAAGGCTTCCTTCTCGTGTTCCTTACCCCAATCCAAAGCACGACCATAGATCTCCGATTTCGCACCGGTTAGGTATTCCGCAGCCTTCTCAAAGACAAATGATTTCGCAGTTTCCGACAAGAACTCCGATTTGTTTTTCGGAGTTCCCATCAGTTTGTGAATTTCGGATGCGGTGAAGCGTGAACTTCTCAACCTCTGCCAATCTTCTTCGTTCAAAGAAGTGTGAATAACTGGATGTGTGTTATTCATTTCTCACCGATTAAAAGTTTCATATTCACCGGAGATACTTCAAACTTGCTTGTGATGTCGGTCATCAATCCGCCCGTCTTCAAGTGTTCAACTGCTTTTGCCCACGATGGATGCTTTGGTGTGAGTTCATCTTTCTTTGGAATCTGTCTTCCCATTGCTTTCTCACCATCATCGTCATCGTCAATGTTCAAGTTTAGGATTGAACCGATGGATTGCCTTCTCGCATAAGTGATGGCAGACCCCATTGCTTGTGGATCGTTCTGCTTTGCAACCGGCATCACATAGGATGATTCCATCCACTCGCCCGAATCAGCGTGAAGGATGATGGTTGTGAGTGCGTTCCCATCAGGAAATTGACTGATTGCCAAACCACATTCGCTCAATGGCTTTTGAATTGTATCCAGTATGTTTGCTAAACTTGCATACTTGGATTTGAAGAAAGGATTGTTGGCTTCCTTTGCTACCTTGCTCACCGATGCTTGGAATTTTACCAACGCACCAGCGATGTTCTTGATTGATTCGCTTTTATTCATAGGAAATTTGTTTTGTGTCCGAGCATAAATAATACTGTAAACTTGTCGGGTTCAAGGAAAAAGAATCTTTCCGTCTCAATACCCACTAAATTGGTCTCAACGCATCCACCGAAATACACATCTCGCTTGATCAGGTATGGTTCAAGTTCGTCAAAGTGATGCTCAAGTAAATAGTCATCAACTTGCTTGTCAATGTAGACATACTTATCATCCTTACCAAGTGTAAGAATCCATCCGTTGATTGTTGCTTCAATCATTGTTCACCTCCCTCAATGCAATTTCAATGACGGCTTTGGCTTTGGGTGAAACGATGTTTCCCTCAACCAAATACTTTCTTACCGTTGGAAGTGATACCCCAGTTTTACGAGCGACTATTTGGAATAGCCCTTGTCTGCGTTTTAATTTGATAGTTTCAATTGCTTTGTTGTAATCCATAACGAAAGCAAAAGTAAAATAAACTTATCAGTAATGCAAATATATTTTGCTTTTTGTTACAATTTAATGTCTTCCGAAAATATCAAATCTCCGAAACGAGCATTCAACTCATTCACCAATTCCATCTGTATTGATTCGGTGAACGCATCCTCAAGGAATGGTTGTGCCTTCGTTCCTCTGCGGTGAATCTTGTTTGCGATAGCCTTTGCCATTGAATCGTAGGTCATCGTTTGTGGTGGCTTGATTCCTTTGAATTGCATCCATTCTCTAATTGACTGCCATAGATACGGTGTGCCTTCAATGTGACCATTTCTTGTTGGCTTCCTTCCGTATTCAATAAATTCCCAGTAATCTTCAGCGAGAAGGATGGTGTTGATTGATGTTGGCGTTTTGGTGATCTCTCCTGGGACAAAAGATTGGCGAAGAGCTGAAGACGCATTGATGTTTTTGTTGTCAAGGTTTGCCCAAATCGGAGGAATCACCTTCTTGTTCCACCAATCAACGATAATTTGTTGAAGGAGTGAGCCTTGATTGACATCATCCAAATATGTATCAAGTGCATCGGGCAGTTTGTTAATGTCTATCGTAGCCATCCCACAAGCGTTAAAATTCCTAAACCTATACTGATACCCTTGAATAACTTCAAAGTCCTTGTAATGGCTTTATTTTGCCTTACAAGTGAATCATTCTCTGCATTGAGATATGCGATGTTTACCTTTTGTTTGGTGATGACCGAATCTTGTTCCGAAATTATGATAGAATCCGAGTGAACAACCTTCAGTAATTGGCTGACTTTCTGCCGTGCGATTGCACCTTTGACAAGATAACTATTCGCAACCCGAAGTGTCGCAGAATCTATGGAGACGGATTGCCCCTTCAAGCCCTGAAGATGTAGCATCAAAAGTATCAAGATAAATCGTATCATAGTGGTTCAGTTCTTTCAGTAGTGTGATTCGTTTGATCTTCTCTTTTTCAATAATCCTCTCGTGCAGTTCAACATTTAGTGGTTTGATATAGC